ATTGTCATTCCACGTTTGAGTGACAATGAAAAGAGTGCAGACTATGCCGGCGCATATGTTAAAGATGTTGTGCCAGGTATGTATGAGTGGGTTGTTTCATTTGACTTAAACTCTCTGTATCCTAATTTGATTGCACAGTTTAATATATCTCCTGAGAGATTGTTGCCAGAGATGCATCGTCCAGTTACAGTGAAGTCATTACTATCTCGTTCAGAGAACACATCTGGCTTAAAGGAACCTAATGTTAGTTTGGCTGCCAACGGACACTGTTTCTCAAACGAAAAGATTGGCTTTCTTCCAGATATTCTCATGCGTATGTACGAAGATCGAAAGACATACAAAAATAAGATGTTGGATGCACAACGAGAGTTGGAGCGAGTCAAAGAAGAATTACACCGTCGTGGATTGTAATCCACCTATTATTTAATTGTTCCAAAAAACCTAACGTGATACTGTGTTTATATCAGAGCAAGCTGTTCTGAAATGTTAGTAGCATTTTTTGGAGATAAAATATGACCTATATGTCCGTTCTTAACTCTTTGCTTGAGCAATTAGACTTCCCGATAGCAAAGCGAAAAACAATAACACTGTCCGAGTATTATGCATTATGGGAGATGATAGACACAAGTCCTGTAGAATATCAAAGGCCGTATGACCCGGACCGTGAATATGGTAATAACGGATTAGTTCAATATATATTAGACCTGATGTTTAATCGTCATATTAAGCACAATCTTCTGCCAGCTCTCGTAATTCGTCAGTTGACTGCCAGACAAGTGGAGTTGCGAATAAAAAATGGCAGAACAAAAACACATGCACTTGAAATGGTCGACGGCCAGCACAGAACTGTTGTTATGTTTAAGTTGCTGTCTGGAGAAATAACAATACCAGAACGCTTTACAGTGAGTGTTAATGCAAAAGAAGTTTCTCTTGGTGGAATGACAATACCTCAAATGATTCAGTTGGGAGGATCGTTTAAAGAATTAGTTGAGACTCGTGTTAATACATTAGAAGTGTGTCTGGACTACTACCATAATATAACAGACCAGAGAGCTGCCGAAATTTTTGCTGAAAGAAACTCTGGCGCATCTCAGTCAAGGCAAGGAATACGAAATTGTCAAACACATAAAACTGCCGTTTTGATTAGAGGACTGGCGCGAGATATTCCTGAATATAACACAAAATGTCATCCTATAATGGTTTGTGAAACTCTTGCTGATGGAAGTTTATTCGGTAAATACTTTTTAACAAAAATGACTTCATCATTAAATTTTGATGAGGCTATTGCCAGAATACTTGCAACAATCATAGGCTATGACCAGTTAAAAAAGGAAGAGTCATTTTGTTTAGACCAAAATTCTCTCGATAAGATGTATGAGCAGTATGGTGATGTTCTATCGGATAGGTATGTTAAGCTACTTAATCATACACTAGATTTTATGCATAAGATGTTATCTAAAATAAGTGCTCAGAATCGAAAAGACCGAATGAAACGAGACAAAGGCTTTTGGAATGCATTGACTTACATTTCAGTAATGTTAGTTTGTAAAGCCGATCAGCAAGGCAAAACCTTAGCGTTCAATTTTGATAGAAATACTGAGTGGTTATTTTGGAGAGAGTTCAACAAGATGATCACGAATATGTGCAAGATACCAAAAAAAGATTCGCATAAGATGTTGCAAAACTTGGCCGAGCGCAGTATGTCCAAGATGAATTGGTATTCAGAAAGCACTGGAACTGGGTTAAAGGTTGTTTTTGATCATTTTGAAAAATGGCTGAAATCTGTAAAACTGACCGATATAGGACTGGTTATGAAGGATAATAGGGAGACATTTAATGCAAAAACAAGGGCCGTGCTATACATCGAGCAAGATGGAAAAGATGCAATAACTGGAAAATACATACCATACACCGATGCTGTGACAGATCATAAGAAGAGTCGAGCCAAAGGTGGCCAAACTACCTATGATAATGCACAGGTAGTATCCCATTTTACAAACACCAAAAAGGGTGCTAGATAATAGCAGGTATCAGTTGAGTTTTGTTATTATCTTTGATATAATTACATGATGCAAGATTTAACAAAACTCTCTGATGCCGAGTTAAAAGCATACGCACGAAAACTCTCGTTTGACATATCAAAGTATCATAACTTTCAGCTAACGAAAAAGATTCAGCTCAACTCTGCATACGGAGCCATGGGCAATCAATACTTCAGGTTTTATGATATTCGTCTTGCCGAAGCTGTTACTCTTTCTGGACAACTTGTCATTCAGTGGATTGCCACAGACATTAATAAGTATCTCAACAAACTTTTGAAAACAACTGACTGTGATTATGTCATAGCAATCGACACAGACTCAATTTACTTGAATCTAAAGAATCTTGTCACACAAGTTTACGGCGATAAGCTGCCCAGTGATAAAAGTAAGATTGTGGACTTCCTCGACAAGGTTTCAAATGACAAGATACAATCGATCATCGACGGCAGTTGCATAGAGCTAAAAGAATACCTGAACGCCCGCTCACAAAAGATGCAAATGAAGCGTGAGTCAATCGCAGACAAAGCAATTTGGACTGCAAAGAAGCGATACATTCTTAACGTGTATGATGTTGAGGGTGTTCGATATGAGACGCCGAAACTTAAAATTCAAGGTATTGAAGCGATCAAATCGTCAACGCCAGAGGTTTGTCGTCAAAAGATTAAAGATGCCATCAAAATAATACTCACGAAGTCTCAAACAGACTTGTATCAATACATCGATTCGTTCAAGCTGGATTTTAATAATCTGCCGCCAGAAAACGTGGCGTTTCCTCGTGGATGCAACGGCATTTCCACATACTCAGATAACAAATCAATTTACAAGAAAGGCACTCCCATCCACGTTCGTGGCGCACTTGTGTATAACCGCTTGATCAAAGATAAGAAACTGGATAAGAAATATCCTTGCATCCACGAAGGCGATAAGATAAAATTCATTTACTTGCGTGAGCCTAATCCAGCGCAGGAAAATGTTATCACAATGAGTGAAGAAGGCTTGCCGCAAGAGCTAAATCTACACAAGTATGTTGATTACGAGTTGCAGTTTGAAAAGACATTTGTTGATCCGCTCAAGATTATTCTCGATGCGATTAACTGGTCAACCAAAAAAACCATGAGCTTTGATGACCTATGAGTAAAAAGGGTAAAAACTTTAGTGCCAATAATGCATCTGGTAAAAGAAAAGCATCAGATTTTTACGAGACACCATATTCAATTACGCAGCATCTTTTGGTCAGAGAGCAATTTGATACTTCTGGGGTGGTGTGCGAACCAGCGCAGGGTGCTGGCGCAATAGTAAAAGTCTTGTCAACACGTTGGTCAAAGTCGTCTATAGTAGCATACGATATTGAAAAAAACTTTTTGACAGAAACAAAAACGTATGACTATATAATTACAAACCCACCATTTTCTCTTGCACAAGAGTTTATTCAGAAAGCAAAACTTGTTGCAACCAAAAAGTTTGCTATGCTTTTGCCATTATCATACCTACATGGTAAAAAACGTCACGATGAAATATACATGGACAAAACGTATGGTTTGAAAACCGTGTATGTATTCACTCGGTATCCAATGTTAGGTGAGCAGCTTCGAGAAGATGGAAAGTACAACACAGGAATGATGGTTTATGCATGGTATGTTTTTGAAAATGGTTACTCAGAAAGTCCAACTATAAAATGGATTGATAACAACTCTGATGTTTTGAGCAAAAAGGATAAGAACAATTCATTGAATGATCTGTTGGTTTGTGATATGATTGATTCACAAATTTTTTAGGAGAAAGTATGGCTAAAAACAACTCATTTAATGATGTATTGAAAGTTCTTGAAATTGGTCAACAAAGAAAACAATGAGCTTTGATGATCTATGATGCAGTTTAATGATGTGTATTGTGGCGACTGTTTAGACATACTACCGACAATACCTGACAATAGCATTGATTTTATTTTGATTGACCCACCATATGGCATGACGGCCCCTAAGTGGGACTCGATAGTTGACTTTGAAAAACTGTGGGTTCAGTTTAACAGAATTGGTACCAAAGATTGTGTAGTGGCTATATTCGGTTGTCAACCGTTTACAACTCAAGTCATTTCATCAAACATTAACCAGTTCAAGTATTGTTGGTATTGGATGAAAAATCAGGGCACAAACTTCTTTCATGCTAAACGTATGCCAATCCGCAAGGTGGAAGAGATTTGTATTTTTGGTGGAACAACATATCACCCACAGATTACAGACGGTCATGTGCCAACAAATTCTGCTAAAGGGTGTTCCAATGGTAAAGCATATCATGGTAAGAACAAGCGAGACTATGAAGGTGGAAAGACAACTCGATTTCCCAGTAATGTGTTGGACTTCAAGTGTGTTGATAATTACTCACGAGTGCACTCAAGTCAAAAGCCAGTTGATCTTCTTGAATACTTAATCAATACATATACGACACCAGGACAAGTTGTGCTGGATTGTTTTGCTGGATCTGGTTCCACATTAGTTGCTGCTAAAACTGTTGGACGCCAATTTATAGGTGTAGAGAAAGACCCGGACTATTGTAAGATTATCGAAAATAGGTTGAAAGTGACCAATAATTTTGATAATATTGATTCTCAGATTTTGTAGGAGAAACTATGACAAAAAACAACCCGTTTACTGACGTACTCAAGGTTCTTGAAAATGAATATGCCGCAGTTGCAGATGAGGGCACATCTGCCGATGTAGTTGGTTTTATCGACACAGGCTCATATGCCCTTAACGCACTTTACTCCGGCAGTATCTACAAAGGTATGCCAGCAAATAAGATTAGTGCTCTTGCTGGTGAAGAGGCAACGGGAAAAACATTCTTTGCGCTTGGTATTGTCAAAAACTTTCTTGATACTAACGACAAGGCACTTAGCATTATTTTTGAGTCTGAGGGTTCAGTAACCAAAGAGATTCTTCAATCACGTGGCGTTGATACTAAGCGAGTTTTGATTGTGCCTGTCGAGACGATCCAGCAATTCAAGACACAAGCACTTCGTGTTGTTGAAAATCATCTTAATACACCAGAAAAAGATAGACGGCCTTTAATGCTGTGCCTAGACTCTTTAGGTATGCTTTCAACAACAAAAGAGATGGCAGACTCTGGTACTGGCAAAGAAGTAAAAGACATGACTCGTACCGCAGAAATTAAGGCTGCATTTCGAGTCTTGACATTAAAGTTGAGCAAAGCAAAGATTCCTCTTCTCGTGACGAACCATGTGTATCAGACAATGGGTATGTTTCCTACAAAAGAAATGGGTGGCGGAGGAGGATTGAAATATGCCGCGAACAACATCATCGCACTTTCAAAGTCCAAGAATAAAGATGCTGATGGTACTGTGACGGGCATCTTCATACGATGTAAGAATCTCAAGTCACGTTTGACAAAAGAAAATACTCAAGCAAGTGTGATGTTGTCTTACGATAAGGGACTTGATCGCTACTATGGTCTTGTTGATCTTGCTATTGAACATGGCATTTTTAAGAAAGTTTCGACAAAGATCGAAGTCGCCGACGGCAAGACTGTATTTGAAAAGCAGATTACTAATCATCCTGAAAAGTTCTTTACAGAAGAAGTGTTGCAGAAAATTGATGCGGCAGCACAAAAAGAATACTGTTATGGTTCTGGTGGTATTGATACAGAAGATGTTGTGGAGGAAATGTTAAATGACGCTCATTGATGGTATTAAAGATAAGTATAAAATAGTTTTTGATCCAAAAGATTCTAAAAAGTGGTGTGTTGAACTTTTAGAACCGTGCGATCCTTTTCATGGTGTAATACTGTCTTATGGAGAGTTTACTATCAAGAAAGATGGCGACGACGATCCTAATCCCAAGTTTAATTTTCAAACCGAAATTGTTTACGTTCCAGAAAGATTGCGAGATGTCAATCTTCCAGATGATGCGGAAGATAAGATGCAAACCTTGCTTGCTCAGATTCTTATTGATATAATAGAGAACAACATGAGTCAGGCGAAATCTGAAAATGGAAAATTGTATCTTGAGTTAGTGAAAGATGATAAATGATAGAATTGAGTTTGTTATTCTCAACAATCTTGTTTTTGATGAAGCATATTGCCGTCGTGTACTTCCATTCATAAAGCCACATTACTTTTCTGAAGATTGTGAGAAGTTGATATTTGAAAAAATATCCGACTTCATTTTGAAGTATGATTCTGTACCTTCAAAAGAAGCACTTGTTATATCAATATCAAACGACAAGCAGATCGTTGACTCGATAGAAAAGCAATCAAAAGATTTAATTACATCATTCACAAACACAAACGTCCAGCAACAATGGTTAATTGATCAAACCGAAGATTGGTGTAAAGACCGGGCAATTTATCATGCTTTGATGTCATCAATTAAAATAGCAGATGATAAGAAAGGTAAACTTTCCCGTGGCTCAATACCAAAGTTGCTTACTGATGCGTTAGCTGTTTCTTTTGATCCTAATATAGGACACAGCTATCTTGATGATACAGATGCCAGATATGAGTTTTATCATAAAGTAGAAGAGAAATTTGCATTTGATCTTGAGTGTATGAACAAGATCACTAAAGATGGAGTTCCTAGAAAGACGTTGAACGTAATTCTTGCCGGAACTGCCGTAGGTAAATCTCTTGCATTGTGTCACATGGCAGCCAGTTACTTTATGTCGGGCAAAAACGTGTTGTATATTACACTTGAAATGGCAGAAGCTAGGATTGCTGAACGTATTGATGCAAATTTACTAAACGTGTCTCTTAGTGATTTGCAGAAAATATCAAAGGATATGTACGATAAAAGAATTTCTACCATCAAGAGTAAGACTGTTGGCAGAATGATAATCAAAGAGTATCCAACCGCAACGGCATCAGTAACCCATTTTCGAGCTTTATTGAGTGAGCTGTATTTGAAGAAGAACTTTGTTCCAGATGTTATCTTTGTTGATTATCTCAACATCGCCTCAAGCGCAAGATTGAATCAATCCAATCATGTCAATAGTTACACCTACGTTAAGAGTATTGCAGAAGAGTTTCGTGGACTTGCTGTAGAATGTAATGTGCCAATGTGGACTGCCACACAAACCAATAGACAAGGATTTGTGTCGAGTGATATTGGACTTGAGAACACATCTGAATCTTTTGGATTACCAGCGACTGCCGATTTTATGATTGCCTTGTCCACAACCGAAGAGTTGGAGAATATGGGACAAATTCTTGTTAAGCAATTAAAAAACAGATACAATGACATTTCAACTTTGAAAAGGTTTGTTTTAGGAATAGATCGCTCCAAAATGCGTTTGTTTGATTTGGATGATTCTGCCCAAAAGGAGTTGGTTGATACTGATCTGTCCGACAAAAAGGACAACTCTGTTTTTGATAAATCAAAATTCGGTTCTGCGATGACAGCAGAAAAAAAGGACTTCGATGACTTTAAGTGGTAATACAGAGACTCAAAACCTAGTAGCAAAACCTTTCGTAAAATGGGTCGGCGGCAAGCGTCAGCTAATTCCAGAGCTAGAAGTTCGTTTGCCAGAAAAGTTGGATGTTTACTTTGAGCCATTTTTAGGCGGCGGTGCCTTATTTTTTCATCTTGCTCATAGAATCGCAGTTGCCGAATTGAGTGATATTAACGAAGAGTTAATTTTGGCATTTAATGCTGCACAAAACAATGTTTCTGGATTAATCGAAGAGTTATCAACACACAAAAACACACCTGAACATTTTTCTCAAATTCGTGATGTTGACAGAGACAATGAATATAAATGGTCATGGACACCTATTCAGAAAGCCGCAAGATTTATTTACTTAAATAAAACTTGCTTTAACGGATTGTATAGAGTAAACTCCGAAGGACACTTTAATGTTTCTTACGGACGATATAGTAACCCTAAAATAGTCGATGCTGAAAATCTCTACGCTTGTAATTCTGTCCTTTGTCGTCCTGGAGTCTCTCTCAGTATTAAAGGATATTTGGACACACTACCGAAAATAGAGTCCTTTGCTAAATCGGGAAGAAGTGTGTTTGTATATTTGGATCCACCTTATATACCAATAAGTGTATCTTCCAGCTTTACTCAATACACAAAAGATGGTTTTAGCATGAAGGATCAGCTTCAGCTTAAAGACTACTGCGACACTTTAACAAGTCTGGGTGTAAAATGGATGCAATCAAATTCCTCCGCACCAATCGTTTTTGATATTTACAAACAGTATTCTATAGATAGAGTTAGTGTTCAAAGAAACGTATCAGGCTGGGCACAAAGCAGAGGCCCCGTCGATGAAACCATTATCAAAAACTATGAGTCTTAGTGAAGAAACCAAACACAAACTAATTTTGGCTTTTGTTGCGTTAGGAATTGCAATACTTCTTAAACTCGCAACAAATCGCTAGACATAAATAATTGGTTGTGTGAGACTAATACAGCCAATGAAGAACTTTAGACAATTTTTAACTGAATCAAGCACGAAGAACACCCATCTTGAACATTTGGAAGATGAGGTATTCAACGGAGGCGTAAACGGTACTAGACGTGCTATCAACTTTTTGCGCGGCCTTAGGGATATGCTCCATGGCTCTTCCAAATCATCTGTGAATGTTACTGTTAAGTGGGACGGAGCTCCAGCGATAGTTTGTGGAATTAATCCAGAAAACGGAAAGTTCTTTGTTGCCACAAAAAGTGCTTTTAACAAAACACCAAAGCTGAACTACACACGATCTGATATTGAGAGAAATCACAGCGGCTCAACCGGACTTATAGATAAACTTAGGGTTGCTCTCGACAATTTATCAAAGCTAAACATAAAAGGTGTTCTTCAAGGTGATCTACTTTTCACTAAAGGTGATTTGCAAACAGTAGAGCATGACGGGGAAACTCTGATCACCTTCAAGGCAAACACAATTACCTATGCTGTTCCTGCTGACTCGGATCTTGCCGCAAAACTTCAAGCAGCAAATCTTGGAATAGTTTTTCACACCACATACACCGGCAAGAAGATTCAGGATATGAAAGCATCTTTTGGCGCTGATATTAGTGGACTTTCAAAAACCGGTGCTGTTTGGGCAACCGACGCAAACTTCAGAGATGAATCCGGCACAGCAACCTTAACCAAAGATGAAACCGATTATGTTTCGGAACGCTTGGCCGAAATAGGTAGACAGTTCAATCGAATGGATTCTACAACTATTAATGATATAGTCTCTAATGAAGAATTGCGTTTGATGATAAAAACATATGTAAACTCTAAAGTTAAGGTTGGACAGAACATTCAAGGTACTAAGAAGTATGCCAAAGGATTGATCGAGTTCATCACCGACAGATATAATAAAGAGATTGACAAGCTAAAAACCGAGCGAGGTAAAGCAGGACGTAAGGAAAAATTAAAGTCTGTTGTGTCATTTGTAAAACGCAACCAAGAACAGTTTATCTTGATGTTTTTGGTCGCCGCTCTTATTAGTGATGTTAAGGGTGTGTTATTGAAAAAGCTGCGTGCCGTTAATTCTATTGGCACATTCTTAGAGACACCAGATGGATTTAAGGTAACATCACCTGAAGGATTTGTTGCGATAGATAGATTGGGCGGTAGCGCAGTTAAATTGGTTGACCGGCTTGAATTCAGTAAAGCAAACTTTACACTAGATAAAACGTGGTAGTATGTTTGAGTATATGGCAAGAGTTTTAGAAGTTATAGACGGTGACACGATTGATGTGTCTGTTGACTTGGGTTTTAGTGTGCAACACACAATACGAATTAGGTTGTATGGCATCAACACACCAGAAACAAGAACACGAAATAAAGAAGAGAAGCAGAAAGGATTAGCTGCCAAAGCCAGACTAAAAGAGCTTGTTGAAGGAAAGTTTGTTACTATAAAAACTAAAAAGGATGATACGGAAAAATTTGGACGCTACTTAGCTGAAATTTATTTGGACAGCACGAACATAAATCAAACTCTGATAACAGAAGGACACGCTCAGCCATACTTTGGAGAAAAACGAACATGAAAACATTCAAAAGATTTTTGGGTGAAGATATAGCAAAGCTGCGTAGTGGTAAATATGTTTTGCTGTCTCCTGATGGTAGTATAATGGGTGTGTTTGATACACGACATGAAGCCGTGCTGCGACAACAGGAGCTTGACCGAATTAATCATGAGCGAGGCCTAATTAAGCAAGAGTCTGAAGATTTAGATGAAAGATGTTGGGATGGATATAAACCAACTCCAGGAAAGAAAGCATACGAGAAAGGTTCTTGTATGAAAGAGGATGATGAGGATCTTCAAGAAGAAGTTGAACATGAGGGAAATAAAGTTACGCTCAATAAACCTTTTAGAACACCAGACGGACCAAAAAAGTTTGCTGTGTATGTAAAGAATGAAAAAGGAAATGTAGTCAAAGTAACATTTGGTGATCCTGATATGGAAATCAAGCGTGATAGTGACGAACGCCGATCTAATTTTAGAGCACGACATAATTGTGATACTCCAGGACCTAAGTGGAAAGCTAGGTATTGGTCTTGTAAAATGTGGTCTAAAAAACCTGTATCTAAATTAACTTAGGAGAAATATGATTGTAAAGCCATTGTCTGAAGAAACAACACTTGCGGCAGCAACCGATGTTGAACATGCATCTGTTGTAAGGCTCGTAAACACCGGGACTGCAACTGTCGTTACCATTAAGGATGGAGCCACAACTGTTGCATCATTAACTCTTGCTCAAGGAGAAGTGATACATATACAGAAGAGTCCAACACACACTCTTTCTGCTGTTGCTGCTGTTAAAGCTGTAAAAGTTGCTCACACAAATTAATTACCATGAAAACATTACTAGAAGTTGTGCGAAAAAAGAAAGCTGTTTTTGCTTTTGGTAGAATGAACCCGCCAACTTCTGGTCACGAAAAGCTCGTGAAAAAAGTTTTAGATGTTGCTAGAAAAAATGGAGCAACACCATACATCTTTCTATCCCATACGCAAGAAGCTAAGAAGAATCCCTTAACAAGCAAACAGAAAGTTAAGTATTTGAGTTTGGGAATACCCGAAGCT